TGCCGTATAGGTATTGAGTGCACCCGTACTTGCATTCAATGCAAAAATACTTGCATCTGCGCTTGCACTATCTAATTCTAAATTGTTGAGTCTAATTGTTGCCGATGCAGTGAAAGTATTTAAAGATCCAGTACTAACACTTAATGCTGCTATTGCTGCCTGTTGAGATCCCGAACTAATATTGTGATTTAATATGCTTGCGCTAACAGAGTTTGTGTAGGTGTTAATATTCCATAAGCTGGCGCTTGTTGATGCCGTATATGCATTAAGTGCACCACTCGAAGCATTTAATGCTGCCAAACTTGCATTTGCACTTGCAGAAGTTAATTCTAAATTATTGTGTCTACTTGTTGCGGAGCCTGTATATGTGTTAAGTGATCCTGTACTTACACTCAATGCCAATATAGCTGCTTGCTGCGATCCAGAACTAACATTTAAATTGAGTATACTTGCACTAACGGAGTTAGTATAGGTGTTGATATTCCACAAACTAGCACTAACAGATGCCGTATATGCATTTAATGAATTTGTACTGACATTTAGAGCTAACCGACTTACATTTAGACTTGCAGAAGTAAGTTCTAAATTATTTAATCTATTTGTTGCGGATCCTGTAAATGTATTTAGTGATCCAGAACTTGCATTTAACGAATCTATTGCCCCCGTAGTTGCTAGCGTTATTTCGGTTGTTTCTAAACCAATTTTTAAACTACCTACGGATGTATTTATATACGGTTCTCCGAATGGTAATGATCCTGATTGTTGTGAATGTGTTCCACGTCTAAATTTAAGTGCCATCTAGTTTACCTTCTTTTTAGTACGTTATTATTTATATATTATTTATTTTCCAATTTTTCAATTTTTGCACTTAATTCTTTAATAGCTTCTATTAATAATGGTACAATCTTTTCATAATTTACTGCCTTATAGCCCGTTTCTCTATCTACAACTGCCTCTGGTAAAACTTTTTCAATTTCTTGTGCAATAACTCCAACATCATTTCCGGTATGAGAATGTATATTTTCAAATCCGCCTTTCCAATCATATGTATTTCCACTTATGTTTTTTACTTTATCCAATGCATTTGGAATTGGTATTATATTTTCTTTTAACCTTTCATCTGATGAATAAAATGCGACTATATCTCCGGTTGCTCTTATTTCTCCAGATACCGTAGATGCTGCCGTTCCTATCCCTATTGAATTAAATTGTACGTCATCCGATGTGGTCAATCCACTACATACTGCCGATAAATCTCCTCCTGATAATGTTAAATCTATACCAATCTGTCCTATCGTATCTGTGACGGATGATACACTTCCTGCAGCACCAAATGATGAAGTGGCGGCTAATACTGTTCTATTACTACCATTACCGACCCACACATATCCCTGTGGGATGGATGCGCTAAAATTACCATACAAATCCACATCACCAACCATCGGTGCATTCATAGCCAATAACTCATATGGTGCTACGGATGATCCACTTCCAAATTGTATAGTACCCTTTGCATTATTTAAATATAATTCACCTTCAACCAGTGATGGTGAAGCCGGATTATTACCTCTTCTTAATTGAAATATAGTGGCCATCTACCTATTAATGTTTTGTATAAATATCTTTTAATTATAAAATAAGTTATTGCGATTTACCTTTTAGCGATATTATTGTATCAAATTTTGTAAATATAGCATTTGTTTCTCCCGTAAACGATCCATCATTATATCCTCCAATATATATTCTTCCTCCTCCTGTGAAAAAAACACACGTTGCGTTTTCATTTGCACCTGTTCCCACCTGATATTTTTTGTATGTTCCTGTATTCAAATCTAATATACCCAAAAATATATCATTATTACCATATATTGTATTATCATCGGCAAATACACCCAAAGTTTTACCAACAATCATAATTCTATTATCTGTTAAGTATAGGGATGGTTTTCCATCATTTGATAGTATTTCATCTAACTCCGTTCCGGCTTGGTATGATGAAGTTGACCATAATGAACTTGTGTAATTGAATTTTATTACACCAATATCAACACCCCCTGCGGCCGTTGCATCGGTAGTTATTTTATCGGCTGTTTCGTATACAATTGCAATTTCATTATTACCAACATCATGAACGTTGATTGCTCTATCATCTGCAAGAGATCCCGTTTGATAATAGTTTATAACATCGGTTATCGGATTATATATTCCCAAAAATAAATCATATCCACCCAAATTAGCGCCACCCAAATTACCCGTTGTTCTACCAACAAAAGCAATACTACCACTTCCATCGTTTATTACAGTCGCTCCATATACTTCTTCGTCCGCGGATGTACCATTTTGATAAAATTCCCACTCATGTGTATTTGGATTAAATCTAGTAAGAATGTAATCATAAACACCTGATCCTCCTAAATTGTTTTTTGCTATTTCTCCCGATGTTTGTCCTGTCACAAATAACTCATCACTACCACTCATTATCAATATATCGTATCCAAAGAAATTACCATCATCTGCAACACCATCACCTGCAGCACCAAATTGATAAAAAGTGAATAAATCATCTACATACTCTGCACTTACATATTGATCCTGCAAATCCAATTTATGTTCTTCTGTATTTTTATGTTCTTGTAAACTTTCCAAATCAAGTTTTGCTATGAACATATCCCATATAGTACCACCATCATATATTTCTTGACTATATACCGCATCTGTTGATTCAAATGTACCTGAAACTAAAGTTAATGTAGCTACATTGTTAGATGGTGATGATATTGTTCCCAATGATCCTGTAATCAAGTTCGTAGATATTGAACTGGATGCGTACCACATTTGCATTCCAGGAAATCCTTCTAAATGATAATTTCCAGTTCCAAATCCACTCTTATCACTTCTGAATATAAATGTTCTTCTTCCGTTTGAATGCGATTCACTCCACCCTGCAGTGATTATATTATCATTAGTAACATCATTTGTTATTGCTAACATTTTTTCATCATTAGTATGTCCTAATGTATTTGACCATAATCTATTTCCATTGTTATCAAATTTAACAATAAATCCTTCGTTTCCACCCTGTCCTTCTGATGATGCACTTGTAAATCCAACAGCATAAACATATCTATTTTCTGATTCTGTATATGGTTCTATTTCAACCCCATTAAAAGAAGATGATGTTAGATTTCTACCCCAAATTTTAGTAGATTGGAATGTACCAGAATCCTCATCTACTACAAATTTTAATGCAAAAGCATTGTCACCATCCTTACCAACAACCACGTATCTAGGTCCGGTTAGCGATCCTAATCCACCCGCAACCGATGCACTTTCTGTATTTTTTATATCGTATGCAATACTTGCAGTTATACCCGTAGAATATGTTTGTAACCATTTTATCATATTTCCTGTAGGTTGTATCTGGCCCTTTGCAAACTTTGCTTTGGATGGTGTTGCTGCATCTCTACCCGCCAATAAGAAAAATCCGTTAGTTTCACTATCTGATTTTCTAACCCTATTTACAACAAAATCGGAATATGTATTTTGTTCAACTATTCCACCATTCTGATTCAATACCAAAACCGTAGTTGATGAACCACTAACAACAGGAACAACTAAATATTCCGTTGAAGATTTTGTAACTAATTCAATAGATGATGCATATTGATTTGCAGATGATCCATATGCTCTAGACCAAACCATACTTCCACTATTATTTAATTTTGCAACAAATGCATCAACACCACCGGATCCTGTATCTCTTGTAGAAGCTGCAATATAAATACTTCCGGAGGAATCTAAAGTTATTGCTGATCCTGTATTTGCTGATCCTGATGTATTTATATTTTTTTGCCAAACTAAATCAAAATTGTAATCGTATTTTGCTGCTATTATATTATCATTAGTATTATGATATCCAACCAAATATTGATTACCATTTGAATCTATTTTAATATCATCCCATTGTAATGAATTATCTCCATCTATAATACCTCTACCAAATCCATGCACCTTTATATCTCTTTTTTCTGCCAAATATCCTTTAGTATATCCGGTCATCCACAATCTTTTATTTGTAGTATCTTCGACTACCGATGTGAAATATTCATCACCTGTTGTTCCTACTGCATAAAACTCATCTCGTTCCCCTTCTGATTCAGGGTATATTGCCATAAATAGGTCTTTTCCACCAATATTACCTTCGTTATTTTCTATATTTCCAACAAAAACAATTCTACCATCACTCAATTGTGTTCCATCATAAAAATAACTATCACCACCTACGGTAATTTCTTTTCTATCTATAAATTGTGGGGAAGCGATTTCATATTGAAGTATTTGTTCCGTATCAGATATACTTTGTGGTTCTGATCCTGATTTGTACTCTAAACTACCATCGGTTTCTATTACTTTTAAATACCCCGTTTGTAATGCATTTCTTGTTATAAATCCATAACTTCCTGTTTGGAAGGATAAATGTTTATATCCATCAAATGGTTGTGTATCAGAAAAACTATATACACCACTTCCACTATAACTACCACTATATGGTCCAGGACCCGATCCAGTTATATCACCTGATAATAGTAAATAATATTTAGAATCTGTCGTATTATAATCGTATCCATGTATTCTGATTACTTCATTCTTACCATTTGTAACTATTTGTCCTTCATTTACCCAACTACTTCCAGAATATTTATAATAATTAACTCCACCACTTATTGCGTTTGATACAACTGCAGTTAAATATCCATTTATATATTTAATATGACAATCGGGTCTTTCTATTGAACTTGTAACTATCGTACTAACGTTTAAATCCGCAGTCAATAATGTATTTGCGGATGGAAATTTCCAAACTCTCAAATCATATGTACCACCCGTCCCATTATAAATAACAGGAATGTTTATAGAAGATCCAGATAGAGCTCCCGCACTTGCCCTCAATGGATAGGAATTATATGTTCCTGTAACGGCTACAGAGTTAAAATTAGGATCTGCTAAATCATATACACCGTGCATATTTTCTGCAGTCCAGTTATTACTTGCTAAATTGTAAGTTTTACTATATACTTCCCATTGAGAACCACTTGCTCTTAAATAAAAAGCATGAAATCTATCCGATGTTCCTGTTATTATTCCTCCATTAAAATAATCAGATGTATTACTTCCTCCTAAATTTAAATCGGTATGTGATGAATGTGCACCACCTATCGATGGTTGATGTATTCTTGATAATATATTTTGATATCTACTACCCATACTAGTCAATGTGACCGGTTGTACATATCCATACTTTTTATCCGTAGGGTTTATATAATCGGGTGCAACGAATGTTAATCTACCATTTTCATAATCAGGATATACGTTGGGATTATGTTGATGATATTGGTAATAATCCCAATCCGCCGTACCTGCTTCCAAAAATGCTCTATCCCAATACCCAATCGTATCGGCTGCATTTAACGAACCAATATGATAAAAGAAAAAAGCATCATCTTCCAAAAGAGATGTTACATTATTTATACCCTGCCCTATCCTAACGATTGTACCACCATGGAATACTTTAGACCTATTTCCAATACTCTCCGATATTAATGCGGATGTACCATCCAAATTCAAATGATTCCCACCGTTTACTATTGAAAGGGGAGCTCCCCATCGAAACGGTTTTATTTTGGCAGTTAATGTATTGTTTGCAGTACTAGAAGAATAGTAATACCAATATCCATCACTCATACCCGCATTTGCAGGATGGTTCAAATATAGATTTGCAGTTGAACCTGATAAATTATACTCTCTAACTATACTACTTATCGCCATTTATTTCTCTGTTTTTACACTTTTCGCATTTGCATTTAGACCAACTATAATATTTAAACTTTGCCCACTTCACAAATCTTTTAAACCCAAACAAACCAACTACCCACATTAAAAAATAAAAGATTGTTGATATTATGCAAATCGGACACATATTATTTTTATTTTCTACCATTACCATCTAGCCAAGTGTGAGTTTGATTTACACCATTCCATTGAACTAAAGACTGTCCTATAAATGGTGCCCCACAATTCGTATCGACTATATGTATAATGTTTTTTAAAGATTTATTTGTATTTAAAACTGATTCTATATTTGAAAATATATCATTATAATAATCATACGATGTTAATACATCTTCCGTTATTATATAATCAAAATATTGTATTCCGGTTTGCTCTCTTATTTCTTGAACAAACATTTCTGATGTAACGTCTACATTGTATATTGGGTATGTGGACTCCGTATCGGTATTTAAATGTATATACGGTGATGTATCACATCCCCAAACATTCATTCTTTTATTTCCCAACTCTTCCATTAAATAACCAAATGCACATCCTATTACCAATACCTTACTACCAATTGGCATATTTAATCCAGCAACTATATTTTCTGCTCTTATTTTAAAAATATCATCACCTTCAAAAAAAAGTCTTGAGTATGTAATGTGTTCATCTTCAAATGCACAAATACAAGATGCTCTTCCACATTCTCCCATCGTTGCATGAAAATGCCCATCCCCATCTACACCATCTACACAACTATTTAGATGGGGCATATAATAATACTTACTATATGCAGTTTCGAATCCATTTAAATCCCAATTATATAGTTTCATATTATCCTGATATTGGTATTCCTGGTCTAAATAATAAATCCGTTGTATTTAATGCAAATCCCAAATACAAACACCTCGTAGTTGTTGTTGGTGTTGGTGGAGTGGATGTTATATTACCAGCGGTCGTTAAAAAATATGGTGATCCAGCTGATAGAGATGTCAATCCTCCTATAACACCACTTGCATAATATACACCATTTTGTTTAAATAATACACAGTTTAACTCTGTAGTCGTATCCGTACTACTTGCATTCGTTGCAGTATTTATTCCACTAATTCTAACCACCCTTCCATCGGTTCCTCCTGATAATCCAGGTACTGTGATTGCCGTATCGGTTACTATACTTGTAGATTTTATAAATGCCATAATTTTATATTTTATACTCCTATTCTTATTAATTGTAAATACGTATCCGTTGTTAATTGTCCAACACTTCCTGTATTACTTGCATATGCTTCCAAATAGGTTCCAGATGCGAAATAATACGTTTCATCCAATTCTATATTTTCCAATGCACCAAAAGATGCACTTTCTATTGTTGCACTTCCGGTTGCTTTTATATTAATATTATATGAATTTGCACCACCGATGGTATTTGCAACAAAAGATGATTTTAATCTATAATACCCATCAGTATATATGGATACCTTTTGTGCAGTTCCTGCCGACCAATAAACATTACCATTTATATCAGCATTTATATTATAATCTGCGGAATCCCATGGAATTGCAGTTGGAGTGGATGTCATACTTTCGTTTGCGGATAAAATTAATTTTACACCACTAAAGGAATCCAATGGTAAAAAAGATGAACCTATTGAATATCCAACTCTATATATTTCAAAAAAAGAAGTTGCCAATATAGTACCTATCCCATCATCTTCGTGGATATAACATTCTATGTAATCTCCAGAAACTAATTGTAATACTTCATCATATGCTATGAATTGATTTGGTGATGCCGTTGAATTTGCAAGTTCAGTTATACCATTCTTTTTTATAATAAAATTATAAGTGGAACCTGCACCTAATGGGCCGGTTTCAAACAATGCACTTATTCGATAATATCCATTTACAGATATTGTGAGTCTCGATGAATTCGTTCCTATATTTGAATATGAATCCGTATCAAAATCAACAATATCAAATGCTATTTCATTAGTAGTTGAAGTTAATCCCAAATTTGCAGATAATGATAGTTTTGCTCCTGAAAATTCTTTAATATTAACATCACTTTTTTTATTCCACACTCCTTTTGTGGACAAGTATTCCCAAACAATACCGTTATCATCTGTGTATTGTTGTCCATTTGTCGGTGATGTTGGAAAATTCAATGCCATATCTATAAATATAAGTTATGTAATAATATGTCTAAATTTTTTGAATCCAGGTGTTGTAATATTCGCACCGGTTCCCCACCTTAACAATACGTCGGAAGCATTACTATTAGTCGCACCTGTTATCTCCCAACCAATTTTAACAATTAGGAATTCTTTTTGTAATCTAAATGCCGGCGCACTCCAAGTTACCGTTGATGTTTGAGCCGCTGCAGTTGCTAGGTTTGTTACGGTAGTACCAACCAAACGTGCAGAGGTTATTTCCGTTACACTTGCAAATGCAGTACCACTTCTCAATCCTCTGTAAACACGTATGCCAATCCTTCCATCCTGCGTACCACCTGCACCTACTGCAATAACAGGAAAGTTAAATGTCCATGTACCAGCAGGAAATACACCATTATATTCATATAAAGTAGAAATACTATCAGTACTATTAATTAAAGTTGGTGGTGCATAAGTTGTTGCCGATGGATAGTTTGCATCCGATGTTGGTACTGCTGCGGCGGGAGATATTGTTGCAGAAAAGCCCGCAACCTCCTGTCCATTCGATAAATCACGATAGTTACCGGCTGCAGTTTTTGCGACTGTCCAACCTGTTACGGATGTTGCAGCAGTTGCGGCTGCAGCTTCATCCCACCACAAAACACTCGCAGGTGTTCCGTTTGTTGTTACTTGTCTTAATGACCATATTTTTACTGCCATACTTAATTAATCTTCGTAAACTTATATGTACAATTTGGCCAATTAGTAATATGATTGGGTTTTGAAGGTTGAAATTTACAACCTGTTAAATAATATGTGGTATCTCTACCTGTACATAATCCCTTACCATCTTCTGTCAATCTAAAATAGGCACACTTTCCATGCACTACAGGATTTAATCCTTGACCTTGTACCCAGTTACCATCTTGGTTTTTAAATAAATGATCTACTGGATCATCATCACAACAATCACCACATTGTGAACATCCCCCTGTTCTTTCCCATATATCACCATTAATTGGATCTACCCAGTATATTGTTTCATCTTCTATGTATGTCAATTCTGGCATTTTAATTATTTTTATGCGTATTCAAATTGTATGTATAATTCGTTTACCGTTCCTGCGGTTGCAGTTGTTTCTAACCATATAAAGTTATTGGCCGGTACACTTGTATTTGCTGTTAGTGTTACATTTGTAGCAGTGGTTATGGATGTTACGGCTTGTGCACTTACAATTGCAGTACCCGCTGAACTTCTATCGGAAGCATAATGTAAACTTACCGTTACGGATTGTCCCCCAGATCCTCTTAAAACCGCTTGAACTCCTTGTACTACCAAACTCCCCGATGTGTACATCATAGTAACATCTTCTGCGTTGGTTGGATCATATATTGTTATTCCTTTTATGTAGTTGTTTGGATTAGAACTACCTCCACCTCCCCAAGATCCAGATTGCGTTCCTATAGTTGTAAATTTCGTATTTACAGATGAACTGAATAATTCTAAATTATCTATACTAACATTTACCGACGCTGATGTTGTTTCTAAATTAGTTAATCTACTTGCAGCGGATGCGGTGAATGTATTAAGTGATCCTGTACTAACATTGATTGCCGAAACTGATGCATCTTGGCTTGCGGAATCTATTTCTAAATTATTTAATCTAATTCCAGCAGATGCCGTAAAAGTATTTAATGATGCGGTACTTGCATTTAATGCGCTTATATCTGTCGTTTGTCCTCCGCCAAAAGATGATGTCGCCACAACCACCGTTCTATTAATACCATTACCAACTAATACATGTCCTTGCGGTATAGATGAACTTATCGATTGTGAAACATCTAATGAACCAGAAATAGTTTGTAATCCAACAAAAGTATTAGATGCAGTTATAGCATATGATCCTGTTTTAGAATTCAATGATGTAGTACTTGCATTGATTGCCGCAATACTCACATCAATACTTGCACTTTCTAGTTCTAAATTACCAAATCTACTATTTGCAGATGCAGTATATGCATTTAATGAACCCGTACCGATGTTTATTGCATTAATAGCGGTTTGTTGCGATGCCGATGATAAGTTTAAGTTAGTTAAACTAACTGCGGTTGATGATGTGAACGTATTCAATGATGCAGTACTTGCATTTAATGCACTTATATCTGTGGTTTGTCCACCTCCGAAAGATGATGTCGCCACAACCACCGTTCTATTAATGCCATTACCAACCAATACGTGTCCTTGTGGTATAGATGAGCTTATTGATTGTGAAACATCTAATGCTCCTGATATGGTTTGTAGGCCAAAGAATATATTTGATCCGGTAGTTGCGTAAGATCCTGTTTTGGAATTTAATGATGCAGTACTTACATTTAATGCCGATAATCCCACATTTACACTCGCTGAAGTTAATTCCAAATTATTGAATCTACTTGTTGCTGATGCAGTATACGTATTTAATGAACCCGTACTCACATTAATTGCCGCAATACTCACATCGGCACTTGCACTATCTAATTCTAAATTGTTTAATCTACTTGTTGCTGATGCCGTAAATGTATTAAGTGATCCTGTACTTACACTTAATGCTACAATGGATGCCTGTTGAGATCCCGAACTAACATTTAAGTTTAGTATACTTGCACTAACAGAGTTGGTATAAGTATTGATGTTCCATAAACTTGCACTTGTGGATGTCGTATAATTATTTAATGCCACAACACTTGCATTTACACTCGCAGATGTGAGTTCCAAATTGTTTAACCTACTTGTTGCTGATGCTGTATATGAATTTAAAGATGATGTACTAACATTTAATGCAGCAATACTCACATCGGCACTTGCACTATCTAATTCTAAATTGTTTAATCTACTTGTTGCCGATGCGGTGTATGTGTTTAGTGATCCCGTACTCACGCTTAATGCTACAATTGCTACCTGCTGCGAACCAGAACTAATATTTAGATTAAGTACACTTGCACTTACGGAGTTTGTATATGTATTAATGTTCCATAAACTTGCACTCACCGATGCGGTGTAACTATTCAATGAACCCGTACTCACATTTAGTGCGGAAATACTATTATTTGTACTTCCACTTGTCAGTTCTAAATTATTTAATCTACTGTTTGCAGATGCCGTAAATGTGTTCAAGGATGCCGTACTTGCATTCAATGCCGATGTATCTCCTGAACCTCCTGCCGTTGAATTTATCGTTACCGTATCTCCAGTAGCATCCGTTGTTATTGATATATTAGATCCCGCCACTAAAGTTAAGGTAGAACCTGCTCCGTTTGCAATCACATTCGATTGACCCGATACTGCAATTGTTCCAAACGAATTGCCCCCTGCAACTAATGATGATGTGGAGAATGCTATTGATTTTCCTACTCCATCTCCCACCCAAACGTATCCTTGTTGCAACGATGCAGTGAATGATGATGATATATATGATGATTGTGTTGTAAATGTTGCAAAATCTGTATTAGTACTTTGGAATACTATATTCGTATTATTTGCGTATACTCTATTTTGTAAATTAGCGCTTTCTATATATCCAATTACACCAACCGATGGATCTAAATTAAAATCAAATGTATTTTCATAAGAAATTGCACCTCCACCACCAAAAGATGATGTTGCAGTAAGTATTGTTCTATTATTTGCATCACCTACCCACACATATCCTTTTTGTAGAGATGCAGTAAATGATCCAGATAAATCCAAATTACCTGATACTATTTGATTTGCAACAAAAGTATTTGATCCCGTTGTTGCGTATGACCCCGTTTTAGAATTTAGTGATGCTGTACTTGCATTGAGTGTTGATAAACTTGCGTTTGCACTTGCAGATGTAAGTTCTAAATTGTTTAATCTAATTGCTGTCGATGCGCTAAATGTATTAAGTGATCCTGTACTAACATTCAATGCAGATACGCTTACATTTACACTAGCTGAATTTAATTCTAAATTATTAAACCTACTTGTTGCCGATGCGGTATAGGTATTAAGCGATGATGTACTTACATTTATAGAAGATGTACTAACGTTTAATGCCAATCTACTAACATTTACACTAGCAGATGTTAGTTCTAAATTATTTAGCCTAGAATCAACTGATCCTGTATATGTGTTGAAACTTATTGAACTTGATAAAACATTATCAGAATTTGCTAATAATATCCTACTTTCTGATCCGGATTTTCCAGCTATCCAATAATCGTTTGTTCCATCCCATAAAAGTGATCCTGAAATTAAGGATGATACCGTTGCATCTTTAACATATATACCGGCAATTGTCTGCGTTCCACCATAATTCAATTCAATTATGTTATCACCAATATTTAAAACGGATGAACTTATATATGTAGTTGATCCACTAACATAAAAATTACCTTTAACTACCAAATCAGAACCATTAAATATTACTGCGTTATTTACGGATGATGTAAAACTATTTAATGAATTTGTAGATACATTAATAGCAGTTATACTGACTTGTTGTGATGCTGATGATATATTGTGATTTGTTAAACTTGCATTTACGCTTGCTGAAGTTAATTCTAAATTATTTAACCTACTATTTGTAGATGCAGTATATGTATTAAGTGCCCCTGTACTTGCATTTAGTGCTGCCAAACTTGCGTTTGTACTTGCCGATGTTAATTCTAAATTATTAAATCTGCTAGTTGCTGATGCACTGAAGGTATTTAGTGATCCCGTACTTACACTTAATGCCGCAATTGCTGCCTGTTGTGAACCAGAGCTAATATTATGATTCAATATACTAGCGCTAACAGAATTTGTGTATGTATTTAAGTTCCATAAACTAGCGCTAACCGATGAAGTATACGTATTTAATGAACCACTTGAAGTATTTAGTGCTACCAAACTAACATTAGTACTTGCCGATGTTAATTCTAAATTATTTAATCTACTATTTGTAGATGCAGTGTATGTGTTTATTGATCCCGTACTTACACTTAATGCTGCAATTGCTGCCTGTTGTGAACCAGAACTTATATTGTGATTGAATATACTAGCACTTACAGAATTAGTATGAGTGTTCAAATTCCATAAACTGGCACTAACAGATGCAGTGTATGTATTAAGTGCACCCGTACTTGCATTTATAGCCAACCTACTTGCATTTAAACTTGCAGATGTAAGTTCTATATTATTTAATCTATTATTTGTTGATCCTGTGAATGTATTTAACGATCCCGTACTAACATTCAATGCAAAAATACTCACATCCGCACTCGCAGTTTCTAATTCTATATTATTAAGCCTACTTGTAGTAGATGCTGTAAATACGTTTATTGATGATGTATAACTACTAAATGTTGCGTTTGATGAAGATAGTATTCCAGATGGTAATAGTGTGGAGAAACTTGATGTTGCAACCGCACTAGCACTACCAACGGAGTTACCAACCCAAGCATATCCACTCTGTAAGGATGCAGTTAAAGTACCAACTAATATTAAATTTTCTGCCCATATATCTTTTTGTACTCCAATACCACCCGCAACTCTGATTACTCCCGTTGCTTTTGATGTTGCGTTTGTAGTACCCGTTAATACTATCGAATTTGCAGATGAATTTCCTCTTCCCAATACAGAATCTAAAGTATCAGTTTCCGTATAACTTGCCACTACTCCCGTAAGGCCGCTACCATCACCATAGAACTTTCTAGCCCACACATCCATCATAAATCCTGCACCACCACTTATGATGAGTGCACCTGAACCCGATGATGTTGCGTTTGTAGTATTTGTTATTATAATTGGATTATCTGTTGTATATCCAATATCCGTTACATCTTGTAGTGATAATAGAGTTGGACCGGTATTTACCGTTGGATCGGATTGTAGTATCCATTGTGTGGATGTCCCATCATTATATCTTATATATGATTTTCCAGTATCACTATCATACCATATCATATTATCATATGTGGTAGATGGTGCATTTGCTGATGACGTTATGTATATGTTTCCAGGTACAAGAGATGATGTTGCTAATAATTTGGTTACATTCGATGCATTTCCTACCCAAATATATCCATTTTGTAAAGATGCCGTTATTGACCCACCAATATCTAAATCACCGTTTCCAACTATATCTCTTGTTACAAAAATATCTCGTTGGAAATTACCATCCTGTGTTACTACTATTTCTCCAAAGGATCCCGTTCTTGTCAACGTAATTGATCCCGTTGTTATACTATTTGTTGTTACAATGTGTTGAATGGATTGCGTTGTTGATGAAGAGACGTGCAAAAATACCCTACCATCAAATGTATTGATTGCAATTTCACCAATAGCAAGAGAAGATGTAGTAGGAACTTTGCCCGACAACGCCGAGCGTTTCAGAATAATGCTTTGAGCCATATTTATGGTATCCTTTAAAAGTTATATAACAACAAGGTAGTATATACTACCAGAATAAATATAATTTATTTAAATAAAAAAACCCTTCCGAAGAAGGGTTTTTATTTTTATATTATTTATTCGTTAAAATGAACCACCATCTATAACATTGCTCATTGTAAATGCACTTCCGTTCCATTGTAAGAAATCACCATCAACGGTAGGTGCAATGACCAAATCCAAATTACCCGTTGTTTCTCTAAAAACAATTCTTTTACTTGAACCACCCGTTGGTAAATTGAATGATCCGGTAAATGCTGAACCGCTAAAAGGTCTATTTGCTGTCCACGCGTCGCCTGTATTTGCGTAGGTAAATGTTGCTCCAGATCCAGATATGTATATACCTGCACCATCGGATTGCAATGATGTCGTTGATCCCGATGCCAATACTATTAACTTATCTTCTACAACAAGTTCGGTTGTATTTAATGTTACGGTACTACCTTGTACAGTCAAATCTCCTATAACTGTAAGGTTGGTTCCATTTACAGATATTGCAGATTTTAATGACGATGTATATGAGTTTATTGAACTCGTAGATACGTTTAAAGCAGCGATACTTGCATCTGCACTTGCGGAATCTAATTCCAAATTATTTAATCTACTAGATGCCGATGCAGTAAATGTATTAATAGATCCTGTACTGACATTCAATGCATTAATGCTTGTCTGTTGCGAACCCGAACTGATATTTAAATTCAATACACTTACACTTACCGCCGCCGTATATGTGTTTAAGTTTGTTAATGATGCAGCGGTTGATGCACTAAATGTATTTAAAGAACCGGTACTCACACTCAATGCACTAATACTTGCCTGTTGTGAACCAGAACTTATATTGAGGTTTAATACACTTGCACTTACAGAGTTGGTATAAGTGTTTATATTCCACAAACTAGCACTTACAGATGCTGTATATGAGTTTAGTGATGCTGTCGATGCGTTTATTGCCGTTAATCCCGCAGTTGAACTTGCAGATGTAGATTCTAAATTGTTTAATCTACTAGTTGTGGATGATGTGAATGTGTTTATGGATCCCGTACTCACACTCAATGCAGTAATTGAAGCTTGTTGTGAACCAGAACTGATGTTGAGGTTTAATACACTTGCACTAACTGAATTTGTGTAGGTATTAATATTCCACAAACTAGCACTTACAGATGCAGTGTATAAGTTTAAATTACTTACACTACTATCTACACTTCCCGATTTTGTTTCAAGATTACTTAATCTACTCGCTGCAGATGCTGTAAATGTATTGAGCGATGCGGAACTTGCATTTAATGCGTTTATGCTAGTCTGTTGGGATGCGCTGGATGCATTTAATGATGCGGTACTTGCATTCAATGCATTGATTGCAGATGTTACAGAACCACCACCAATTGATGCCTCAACTGCATCCAACCTACTATCAACTGATTGGGAGAATGATGTAACATTTCCAATACCCGTAATAGTGGATGCACTTAATTCAGCCAGAACATCCAAACCACCTGCTATAATAACTTTTGTATTATCAGTAGCCTGTGACATTATTGAACTTGATATATGGTCATCACCAACTGCTATTGGGAACGAACCACTTGTCAATCCAACTTCATTTCCTAATGTTCCGGTGTTTTTAGGGCCGGAGATAAGCATTGCAGAATTATAAGGATCTTCCGAATCAGCTGGATGTTCATATATCCAGTGATTATTCACACTATCCCACCACAATGAACCCGTTCCACCCGTTGATCCCGAATCAATAACACTTATACCACCAAACCTAATTGCAGGTGTGAATGTATTTAATGTTATTTGATTATCACCAATGTTAAGAACACTAGCACTAATATTTGAAATAGATGATGAACCTATTACTATTAAATCTTGCGTTATATATACAGATCCACTAATGACCTGTGTACCGTTAAATGTATTTGATCCGGTAGTTGCGTATGATCCAGTTTTGGATTCCAAACTACTCAATCTATTTGCTGCAGATCCTGTGAATGTATTTAATGAGCCTGTACTAACATTTATCGCATTTATAGAAGCCTGTTGCGATGCGGATGATACGTTTAAGTTAGTTAAACTTGCAGCAGTTGATGCAGTAAAACCATTCAAAGATGATGTACTGACATTTAATGCCGCAACACTTGCATTTACGCTTGCTGAAGTTAATTCTAAATTATTAAATCTGCTAGTTGCGGATGCCGTATATGTGTTTAACGATCCGGTACTTACACTCAATGCGTTTAGAGATGCCTGTTGTGAACCCGAACTGATGTTTAAATTCAATATACTCGCACTTACGGAGTTAGTATATGTATTCAAATTCCACAAGCTGGCGCTCACCGATGCAGTGTATGAATTTAAACTTGCAACACTTGCATCGTTACTTGCCGAATCTAATTCTAAATTAGTTAATCTACTTGCAGCGGATGCGGTAAATGTATTTAATGAACCCGTACTAACATTTATTGCGTTAATACTGGTCTGCTGTGATGCGGATGATACGTTTAAGTTAGTTAAGCTTGCTGCAGTCGATGCGGTAAAATTGTTTATAGATCCTGTAGATACTTCAATTGCATTAAGTCTAGCATTATTAGATCCAGTATATGCGTTTAAGAAATTTATACTTGTTCCAACATCGCCTGCTCCAATTGATTGTTCCAATGCATCCAATCTTGTATCAACCGATTGGGAGAATGGTTGTATGTTACCTATTAAATTTATGGCTTCATTTGCATCGGTTCCCAACAAATATAAAGTTGGTGTAACGTTTGATGCACTAACATAATATGGAACACCATTAACTAATCCATTATAAGCTGCGTTTGAAAATGTATTGGGTACGGTTGTTCCACGCAATACTCTGTTTACAGCCTGTACTTGTCCATTTTCAACTGCTGCAAATACAATGGATGATCCATTAGTAGGTGATATATTGGATGAACCCGATGCTATTACTATTTCACCCTTTGATAGTGATGCGGTTACGTTTGATAGTGCTTCTAAACTACCACGCCTGTGCTTAATTATTTGTGCCATATTTTAGTTATTCTCCGTTAAAATTAATTAATTATGGTTATTCAATATATAAATATCATTTTTTTTTGATTACCACTCTCCTTGATCTATAATATTTGCATCCGCACTTCCACTAGCCGATGGGTCTGCCGGAAGAACAGTTCCTCCTGCTAAATAAATCTGTGCAGGAACATTTGTATCATCCGCATTAGGTCCTTCTGGTAAGTTATTTGCATCCACGACACCCATAGCACCACTCACTATTAATGAGTAAGAATCAGCATCAGCAGTAGATATTGTGATATTTTTAAGAGTTGTTCCATCCAATTGAGCTGATGATGATATCAATCCTTGTGGTATTCCTGTTAGATTATTCCAATCGGATGCCCCACCTCCAACTGTTCCACTAAGCGCATATCTTAAATCATATGCACCGGTCAATTGCGATGATGCGGATACCACTCCAATATAATCAACTACAGCCGTTACAGATTCGGTAAATGTTTGTGCAAGTACTGCTGCCTGTATTAAGAACGAACTACTCTCTATTTGTTTTATTTGTATTAGTGTTGCCATTTATTTAAATTTACCTATAACATAAATATCATTTATGTGTTGTGAATCAAAATCTATATACGAATCGTTCAATGTTATAACAACATCTGTTCCAACTTCTTTAATTGTATAGTTTCCAGGAATATGCAATCCGCCAACTATTATTTCGAAATTATCAGGAGATGCACCCTCTGTGCCGTAATCAAGTACAGTATTATTTAAAATAAGTTTTCCAAATCCATCATTACTATACGAATCAACCGATTTTTTAATCAACCTACCACTATATTGTAAAATTTCATTATGAAATTCATTTATAGTATTTTTATTATTTGTTATTTTTGTTGTAGTAGTTTGTACTCTTACGTTTGATTGATATGATTGTGTGGATGGTATATCTATATTCAATAAACTACCCGTTAAATACAAATCATCATTTAAATTATTTGTATTTATTTTCGGTAAAACTCTATTGAGTTTTCTGGCATTTGAATTAAATCTATTAAGCATATTGTTCTATATCTCCTTTTAAATAAATTTCATCATTTGTATCCAACTCATATTGGAAATTATTTTTTATAAACTTCACAACAATCCCATCTACACCATCTTCTATCAAAAAATCTCTATTAGAAATATTTTGTGTATTTATACGAATGGTAACTCTATCTTGCACCTTTCTATATTCAACTTCTCTTAAAATTTCTACAAATCTATAATTTTTGGCTTCAAATATATAATAGTTTGAATCATTTAAATTTTTGGGTGTTAAATATACTCCCGTTATTTTTCTAGATATTTTTTGAGTTATATCAAGTAAAGTTCTTTTCATTATATATCAATAAATTTACCTGTTATAGTTATTTCATCTTCCGTATCAACATCGAATCCTAAAATCAATGGTAAAAATGTTATAGTTAAGTTTCCCGGCGCAGTTGCATAGGATACTCCAAAGTGAGTACCATAATAGTATCTAACACCATTTATATAAACTTTAATATCATACGGTTCACCACTTAATGTTATTGTACCCGATATTACCGATGATAATAGTGGTGGGGCCTTTATTGGTTTGATGCCTGCAAATGTTATTGTATTATTTGCTACGGGAGTCTCAACTCTACTATTATTCAATGATAAGAAATCTATAAGGTCTTTGTTATCATAGTATGGTGAAGGTGTTGTGAGTAATCCTTCAAGTCTACCATTTCCGGTCATATCGGTTTCCGTTGATACTACAAATCTATTTACTGATATTGATTTTTTAGTAGTTGCTTCTCCATCAAATGTTTCAGGAAGTAAATATGCCTTTACATTTAATGAAAACTCAACTCTATTAATTCTCTCCGTTCCTTCTCCAACCTCATTAACAACATTGAATTCCCCAACCGATGTGTTAAATTTGAACTTATCTTTATCACCCCAATATGATCCTGCAAATTGTAGTTGCTCAATAACCGTATTTAAGTGTTCTGTAAAGTTTGTCCAAACCATGCAATCATAGTTTATTTCTACATAATCCGGCATAGTTACGTTATATAATTCGTATTTCGGTTTCGTATTTGATCCTAATAAACTAAATCTATCATATCTGTTTTCAGGTGAATATTTTCGTATTGTTGCATATGAAACATGCCTATTTAACATAGACATTGCTTCGTTTTTAGCAACACTTGTTCTCCTAATCATCATTAAAGGAAGTTGTATTTTTCCTTTTGCATCCCTATATACGCCCTGTCTCCTTGCACCATTCCATCTTTCCGAGTTACCATATATTACAGGTATTTTTAAAACCTTTCCGTTTTCATCCAAATTAGGTAAAACTGTATCTTCCAAATAAGACATCATTGCATAATCTATATCAAATAGAGTTACACTTTGTTTCAAATCTTGCTTATTTACTTTGATTTGATTTATTCTTGTATTATTTCTTAATGGATTTGTAGACATCTTTTTTAATTAATTCTTTCTTCTATATTTAATGTTGCTTTGTTTACCATAAAAGTAGAACATACAATACTCCAATTTCTATCACTATTTTCTCCAGGTAATCCACCAATAAATTGTACCTCATTTGTATTATCTATTTCATAATAAGAATTATCGAAATAAATAACATCGCCTATTTCAGGATAAACATTTCGTTCTTCACATAATAATCTATCAAATTTAAAAGTTATATTCTGTTGGTTGTCAGAACCAAACCCCTCATATACGGCAGTTTCAGGCTCCTTATCAATTAAAACATATAACTCAACTCCAGGATACCAAGTTTTATTTACAGATTCACCATATATATTTACTTTTGTTTCATTTAAATTTATTTTAAATAAAACGCAAGTATTTTGTATCACCGTATCTACCAACTCTCTTGCTACACTTCTAAAAAGTTGCAAGTCCCTATCTAACATAAACTTTGGCATATTATCCTACATATATTTTTAAAGGTACTTTTTGTAACATTTGTTGATGATGATCCGCCTCATGTGCTTTATTTTCCATTACATTTTTTCTACTCAATTCTTCCAAATTTTCTCTTAATTGAGTTATCAATGCATCTTTTTCAACTTGTGCCTCTGCTCTTAATGCTGCACCATCCAATGTTACCTCACCATCTGGAATTGGAACTGAATTATATTTTTCTCTAATTGCTCCCAATAGTTCTTTTGCCAATGCTAAAGTATATTTCCTTATCCATTGCTTACCAACATCATTTATGTTTGAATATTGGATAAAATCATATGGTATATCAGAATAATCGGAAAGGGAATCTGCCTGAATCGTTTGTGAATCATGCTCAAATTCATCCCTACTCATATAATCAAAGTATATTTTTTGCGGGCCTCTGGCGGTTGGAACAGGAAATATTTCTAAATGATTATCTACAATGTTAAATGTGTGCGCAGATTTTCTAATAGTATCATTAAATTCAATATGCTGCATTCTTAATAAATCCTCATATATAGGCATCATTAAAAATTGTGCGGCCGGTGAATAATTACCAAATCCCAATTCGCTCATTAAATTCAAAGTTCCCTGTGCACCCACCGAATATGGGTCAAAAAATCTTGTAATTGCCGGAACTGCTTCGTGATAAACACGAACAACATCAATAGTTGAGCTGCCCGTATATAAACTTTGAAATGATTGTGAACTTTCAACATCGATGGCCGCTTGCATCAAACCATAAGTTTGTACCGAAGATGTTAAATTTACATATGCCCTCTTTATTCTAGTCGTTCCTCCAACTCCTGCAAGTGTTCCGTATTGTTGTGACATACGGATTGCAGTTGGTAAAAATGAACCATCAACCAATGTTTGTGAATAACTTGAAACTTTTCCTTTCGGTTGACCTCTCAATATATCGAGGTTATTTCTTAAATTGAATTGATTTATTTGTGCAGAATATTCAGAAGTTGCTTCTTCAAAACATGCCCATATTTGTGGATTATCCAATTCTATATTAATAATTGGATATCCTAATCTTTTTGCAACCCAAACTGCT